AATGGAGCCGTTCGACGGGATTAAGTTCTTTGTTATGAACGTAGAAGCTTTTTCGACGCCTCGCGGAGCACAAACCGCGGGGCGATTTTTAGTTCAAAACCCTGACAACCTGATGGCGGTAGACGAAAGCACGACCATCAAAAACCGTAAGGCTTCGCGGACCAAGAACCTTATGGTCTTGCATAAGTACGCCAAGTATCGGCGCATCCTCACGGGATCACCGATTACCAAAAGCCCTATGGATCTCTTCAGCCAGTGCAACTTTCTGGCAGAGAAGGCTCTTGGGTTTAACAGTTACTTCGCATTCCAGAACCGCTACGCAATGGTACAGAAGCGCGTCATGGGGGCCAAAAGCTTTCAGGAGATAACGGGTTACCGAAGGCTCGATGAGCTATCAGAGAAGCTTGACGTTTTTTCTACGCGCATACTGAAAGAAGAGTGTCTGGATTTACCACAAAAAATATATATGAAACGCATGGTGCCGCTGTCAGATGAGCAGCAAAAGGTTTACGACCAGATGCGAAAACTGGCACTCGCACAACTGGACAACGGAGAGCTTGCCACAACTGCAAGCGTCCTGACACAGATCATGCGATTACAGCAGATTTGCTGCGGGCATTTTACACCTGACGTAGGTGATATTCGCACATTAAAGAACAACCGTCTGAATGAACTCTTGGACATTACAGACGAGCTACAGGGAAAAGCAATCATTTGGGCATCGTACACCCACGATATTCAACAGATAGCTTCAGCCCTGCGCCACCGCTTTGGCGTCGAGGCGGTGTCACTTTATTATGGTGAGACACCACAAGATCAACGGCAAGACATTGTCGAGAGCTTTCAAAACAAGGATAGTCCCCTACGCTTCTTTGTGGGTCAACCCAAGACAGGAGGGTACGGCATTACCCTAACGGAGGCAACCACCGTCATATACTTCAGTAACAGTTATGACTTGGAGATTAGGCTACAGTCCGAGGACCGTGCGCATCGGATCGGGCAACATCACCCCGTAACTTACATTGATCTGGTATCTCCTAAGACAATAGACGAAAAGATTCTAAAAGCGTTGCGTAATAAAATTAATTTAGCTGAGAAGGTCTTGGGCGAGGACGCAAGGCAGTGGTTAGTTTGAAAACAATTCTTTATGCTTGCCCTCTTTTATTTCTTTCATCAAGTCTCCGGCGGCTTCTTGAATCTGTAAAACTGCTTCAAATTTTGGAACTTTTTGTTTTAATTCACCTCGATCACGTTGTACTCGGTAATCCCTAAATTTTATTACGTCAGGGGTTTCTCTAAAATCTTCATTCTTATTTTTTATAATTCTTAATTGAAGATCAACACCGGGATTTGCTTCTTTCCAATCGTCTAACGTCTCAAATTCTTTTCCCGGTCCATAATGTACTCCTTTTACTAAAACTCTACCGTCTTCAGCTTGATGATAACGACCTGTAATTTTTTCAAAATCTTTTTCAAACATCTCCGCAAAATTTTCGTGCAAAAATTCAGAGTAAGGATAAGAACGTCCTTTCCCTCTTATTCTGTCTATCAGGTCTATGCGCCTTTGTTCCAACATTTTTGATAAAAAATCAAAAGATTCTTGACCATATTTTTCTTTATAAAGGAAAGGGTATTTTTCGAAATGTTTTAACAGTTTTTCTAATCCACGGTGTCTATATTCATGCGCTTGAATCTCTAGCGCACTACCTCCTACATTTATATCTATGCCAAGCCTATCTGTCCCTGGAGAATAGTGATCCCCTAAGCCAGGATTTTTCTGGCGAAATTCGGGGGTTATCACAAAAGCAACATCTGGATCAAAACCAAGGCGAGAAACATTATCTGAAAGAAAATCTTGCATGTCTACCTCATACTCAACATCCGCCAAAGATTCTATGCCCTCAATGACAGGCCCTTTGTCCGGATTACCCTTAGAAGAGGCTAAATCTGCCTGTGCTCTATCTTCTGCGGAAGGAGGAAAATTGAAATTTTTAAGGTCTACACCACCACCATTTGTAAACTGTTGATACGCGCCGATGCCCCGTGGGCCGCGGAACATGTCACGGGCTGTCTGGTTTAAACTTCCAACGCCCGCGATTAGGCGGTTATTGTTAGGGCCTTCAAAAATTTCTCGGCGCTTTTGTTGTTTAAAAATATCTATTTCTTTTGTTGTCTTTCCATCTGCTCGCATAAGTCTGTCGGCTTGTTGTATTTGTCTATGCAAATCGGAGGGTTGCATAGATTCAACAGCGCCGCCATAAGCCTTTTTATCTGTTCTTCGAAAAAAACCTTTTCTCATAGGGGTATATTTATCGGGGAATCTTCTATCTGAAATTTCATTTGTTTCTGGATTGAAAAAATATGACCCACCCCTCCGAAATAGTTCTTCAGGTGTTTCTCTAGGTTCAATCAACCTGTCAGAAAAATTCAAATCTGAGTAAGAATAATCCTCGTCAAGCTCTAATCCTGACGTATCTAATCTGCCGGGTCGCATGACATGAGGATATCTTGGATCATCTATTGTTTTTACAATAACAGGAACCTCGGGCAAATTTAATTCAATCGCTGCTTGTAAACGATGATGCCCTTCACCTATATTGATTTCTCCATTTGATAAGGCTAATTCTATTTCAATTGGTTCCTTTATACCTTCATTAAATATATCTTCTTTAAGTGTCGGTTGCCCAGATTTTTCAAATTCTTCTAAAAATTGTGGGCTTTCATTTATATTACCCGATTTTAAATCTCCCCCAAATTTACCAACGTCATATCTTGGAAAATTAAATTGCGCCATATTGTCAGCAATTTCTTTGGTGCTTACGTATTCAACTTTAGGATTATCAAATGCCCGTCTTGGGGCAGCTATTCTATTAGTTTCTGCGTATTCAAGTATTTTCTTGTTTATCTCTTCGGTGCTTTTTTTGCCAATTCTTCCGTCAAGAATTATATTTTCAATATCTTCGTTAATAATTTTATTTGCGTTTTCTTTTAAATAATTATCTACAAAATCATATTTGGGAACCATCTGCATGGATGAGTCTGGTTTAAGAAGACCAGAACTTATTTTTTCTTCTATGCTTTTTTGCGCCTGACTTTTTATTGGTTGGTAAAAATCTTCTACAAAAACAGAGGCATTTGGATATTTACTTATGCCGTTTCTATCTTTGGCTACGTCCATCCCTCTACGTTTAATTTCTTTCGCAAGAACATCATAATTTGGGTGTTCAGGTATAATCATTTCATTTCCGAGGCGGATTTCGTATTGAATTCCTAAAATTTCTTCAATTGCATCATCTGACGCCCCTGTAAAAACTTTAGGATCCACCTCTTCAATCGCATCTCTTGCTTCATCAATCATTTCATATCGGGCAGTTGTAATGCTTCTATTAGCATCATCTCTAGTTTTAATTGCATCAATAACTTTTTGACCCGCAGAAGCATCTACATCAATAGATCCCATCTCATTTAATATTTCATTTTGGTCATCAATTTCTTTTCTTAGAACTCTTATATTAGCCATAGCCATATCAAGAGGATTTATTGCTGCCCTACTCCCCTTTTTAGCTACCTGCGTGGCAACGTCAGTAATTACATCAGGAGCTAATGCTGCTACGGGGACCGTGGCTGCTGCTCCGGCAAGAAAGTTCCGGCGGCTTGGGTCTTGTACAACATCTTTTACAACCTCTTCTGCTGCCTGCGAACCACCAAAACCCATAAGCATTTCAGATATTGCTTGCGTCGCCTTTTGACCCCCAAGTCTTGCAAACAAAGGCGTCAAGCCATAAGCCGCAGTGCCGACCAAAGATTCAATGCCCCTTTCCACTCTCTCCCGCGTTGGGAGATTGTCAGGATTAGCTATTGCATCAACTGAACCGTCCCCTTGACGATAAAGATCAACAGGAACATTAAATAAAGTAAGCGCACGATTCACATTTTCAAAACCGGGTAGGTTTATATAACGATCATATTCGGACATTAGCTCATGATACCTTGATACATAGCTGCGCTTGCGGGATCGGCGAACAAGGAAGCGATACCCAGTTCTTTATCAATATCCGCGCCTTGTTGAAACATAGGCATAAAGCGTGGATCGGTAGTAGGCACATAAGGTATTCCGGCGTAAGGGTCTTGAACTAAAACGTCTGAAGCCGTAACGGGTTGATACCCACCGTAAAAATTACTGCCTAAAAACGGTAGTGTTGTAATTGGAGAGACTTCACCTTCACCAGTGCCGCCGTCTTCAGTGCCACCACCTGTATCGCCATCTCCTGTATCGCCGCCACCTGTATCGCCGCCTCCATTACCGCCGCCTCCATTGCCGCCGCCTCCATTGCCGCCGCCACCTGTACCGCCGCCAACTGTACCGCCGCCAACTGTACCCCCTAAATCTTCTTCAAGAATAAGATCTCCGTCCATCGGAACTGTAGTTATAGTCGTATCACCGCCCGTTGGGTCATAGGATGGGTCGTCGCCTAGTTCAAGGTTACCAAATGTGTATTGATCAAAAGATTGGCCTTCACCGGGTTGAATTTTATTAGATTGATCTATAATATAGTTGCCATCGGCGTCTGTCTTAGGTGCTCCGCTTTCATCAAATTCAAAAGTATAATAGCTACCTGTTTCAGCTAAATCCTTCGACATGTTGTAATCAGGGGAGTTTGGATCAGTCGAACCGGGAAAGTTTGTTGACGCATCAAAAGAATAAGGTTTATCTCCATCCGAGATTCCGGCTTGTGCACCCCCAATAGTCAAAATGCCTGCATCCCTCATGCCTTGAGTGAACTCTTCTGCACTATAGTCTCCAAATGGAGATACCCCAACGCCCATCTCATTTAATAAAGCGACCTCATCCACAGGTTGTCCTGTGTCTTTGTTAACTAAAACGCCTCCTACATATTCAGTATCGTTGAAAGGTGTAATTAAGTTTGCAACAGTTTGGCTTAAAGTATTTTCACGATCACCTTGAGCGTAGTAAGCCTCTAACGCTGTGTCGTACACCTCATCTGCATAAGTGCCATCAGCATATTGTGTATAAAATTTCCCGTCTTTCCTGCGAACCGTTCGTCCGCCTTCTTCTTTTGCTAACTCCGCCTCAACTTCATTTTTATCTACAAAAAGACCCGTGTTTTTATCATATCCTAATGAAGGTTCATCCGTGTTTTTAAAAATATCAAGAATGCTACCCTCGTACTGAGGAGAGCCTCCTGCCTTTTCAACCTCTTCGGGAAAGTTCTCTGCAATGTTTTGTGAAACATGTCCAGCAAAGGTTGGTCCTTGGCTATTATCTTTCGGATCAATACTGTAATCCCTACCCAACATATTCGTGTTCTTTAATTGCACCACTGCATACCAATTTCCGTCTTCATCTTGACGAATCTGGTTTACTTGCTTTTCGGCACTTGGAGATAAAGTGGGGCCTGAGTCATCGTCGTCAGAAGTGTCATTTGTTTCGCTGTCTGAAGTATCAGAAGTTGCACTGCTGTTGTATTCATCGCTGTTGTATGTTTCTGTGACTGCAGTACCAAAAGAAAAGATTTCTTTAAGCGTGTCGGATATCACATTATACGTCGGAATACCGCCGGGACCGGGCTGTCCTGAACCACCAAGATCTTTCAAAAGCTGCCCTTCTTGTGGATTGATATACGCCAAGTAATGTGGTTGCCCCATGATAGTCGTATTACGAGGAATGAAAGACGAAATTCCTCCACCGCCCGCTAATCTCATAATTTGTTGTGGCATCATAGAGCGGTTCATCCGAATAGACTCCCTATTCCTTGTTGTTGTGGTTGTATCATGCCCGAAATAGGGTCATTGGGAAATAGTGCAGCATACCTAGACCGTGCCGCGGGCTGCGGAGCGTTGTTCTGGGTGGGGACAATTGGCGCAGGGGCCGTGACACGGTTAGGTTGCACCTCAGTACGATTGGTGGGAAGCACCGTCTGAGGCATGAGATCACTACGTTGATTACTTGGGGGCAGAGAAGGAACGACTTGAGATTCTTGTTGTGTTTCAGGTTCGTCTTCCAAACCTTGTGGTTCAAACTCTTCTTCTGGAAACAAAAGGCCACGTAAAATAACAGCTTGTCTTTTACCAATTTGACCAACACCAAATTCAGCCATCTTATCTGCAAAACTTTTTTCCGCAGCGGCTAGTTGTTTTGCGTTTTGAACTTCAAGAAGAAGGTCTGAAAATTTTTGAGGGTTTTCAAGCATCGCTTGCATAGATTTAGCTATCGCCATTTCTGGTGCAATTAAGAAAAATTCTTGAGCACTTTCTGAACCAGATTGTGCCGCTACCATGCCGCCACCAATGCCGCCACCCTCAGTGCCTAAACCTACCTTTCGTAATATATTATTTAAAGTTTCTTGTGATTTTTGCCCTAATGTGGCACCAATCATCCTCACCATATTTTTTTTAGCTAAAGTTGGTTTTTTAAACATTATCTCTTCAAGATTATTATTTGTAAAAGCCTCTTCTACGTTTATCATCTCTCTCAAATATTGACGGACTAGATTGGAGTCTTCTTTTGACATTATATTGTTTTTTGTCATCCAACTCATTAAGGTGTTTTGAGAGTCGGCTACGTTAGGCGGTTTAACAAACAAGGTGTCAAAAACAATACGAGGGGACATAGACGAACCTTCGTTTCCACCACGTGTAATTGCATAATTTAAAATTGCATTTTTCAAACCATCTTTAGCGTCTGCAACAGAAAAGGTTGAATTGGTTTCTGCATCAAAAATGTCAGTTCGAGGTTTTTCGGTAACTTTAACATCTCCACCCCGAAGGATTTTAACATTTTGTTGATTTTCTACTGTTCTTAAAAGAGAGTTTAAATCAGAAAAAGGATTGTCGGACGCGAGTAGTTTTGCAACAAATTTTTGAGGAGTTTCCCCTCCCATATCCGCCGCTAATTGCAAAGCTCGATATGTATCATTTTGCGCAAAAAATTTCTTTGGATCAATGCTTGAAAGAGCATTTTGAGCGGTTTCAACATTTCTCAAATCCTTTGCAATATTTGGAAATGTTCTTAAAACTAATTTATTTGCAGGGTCTTCTTTAAATGCTTTAAGTTTTTTTGGATCAACAACATCGATTAAAACTTCAGGATTTGTTGGATCAGGTTTTTGAGTAGTAATTTTTGAAGTGACATATCGAAATGCATTTTCAAAAGCTTGATTAAAATTACCTGAAAAATCTTTTGCTGCACTTTCTGACAGACCCATTTCTTCTTTTACAAATTTATTTATCAACTCTACTTCGTTCATGCGCCTTACCACAGCGTCGCTACCACCTTGAAGCAAAAAGTTTAAAGCATTTTCTGGTCCCAATTTTAGACGCCCTAATGTGTCTGATGCGCCTAAATCTCCCAAAAAAGTTCTTTCACTTAAATCCCTACGGGCGAAAGTATAAGCACGAGCTAAATTATACGGTACGCTATCGGTGTCTTGACTAACTAAATCATTTAAGATTGCGTTTGATAAACGATCTAATCTTTCTGCGGTGGCGCTGTTACCTCTTTTACCTAAACCCGCTCTTAATTCTGCTGCCTTGTCTAATAAAGCTGTTCTCATTTCCATCAATCTTGCTGCTGTAACAGGATTTTCCATCTCTGAAGCATCAATGCTTCCTGATTTAAACATTTGTTCTGAAGATTCACGTAGTTTTATTGCTTCTAAATTAGCAACATTATCTAAGGCAGTAGCATACTTTTTAATTCCTTGATTATCATCAAATTCTTTTCGAGCAGCCCGTTCTCTTAAATTTTCAGCTTTTCTTCTAAAATATTCTACTCTTTCTTGCGGTGGAAGCTTGGCAGCATCGTCCATTTCCTCTTGTAAAAATTTTGCATTTTGACCCCCAGAAATTTTATCAATCGATTCTTGTAAAGACCTATAAGCTTTATTTAAAGCAGCAGATTGAGGTGCAACTGCACTTGCGGCGTCAGCCGTATCAGACACCACTCCTTCTGCATTACGTCCGAAATATTGAAAGATTAAATCAAGATCGGCTCTAGTGCCCGCAGGTAAATTTGACCAAAAGGTTGCTGTTCCTGTTTCTGAAGCAAATTTTAAACCGCCCTCACTTGCGGGTTTGTCAAATAAAGAAACTATATTTGGCAGTTCTAAAACATCGCCATTTCGATTACGAAATTCTGTAATTTCAAAATCTCCAACACCCTTCCAGAATTTTTTCTCAATATTATATGAATCATCTACGAATGTTTTAAGACGGTCATACAACCGTTCACTTACATCATATTTTGACAATTCTTTGGCATCGCCTTTGGTGATTTTTTCAAGGGCCTGATAAAGATTGTTTACTCTTCGAGTCAAATCTGCATTAAGCGCATTTTCGAAATAACCTTTTGAAATAATCGCCGATAATTTAATAAGAGTTGGATCTCCACTATTACTCATATCAATAATGTTTTGTTTAGAAGCTTGAATCCAAGCCTCTCTTCCTTTTTTGGAGGAAACGGAAAGCTCATTTAGTGTACGGGCAACATTATTTTCTATAGCAACAAGAGCAGGACCTAGTTCAGAACCTCCTTCTACAGCAGTCAAAGCTACGTTTTGTCTATCAATTGCGCCTTCATCAATTAATTTAGCCTCCGCCAACAAAATATTATTAAGAAGTTCAATAGAATCATCGGTTAACTGTCCAGATTGTTCAAGCGCCTCGTAAATTCTCTTCATAGCTACTTCATCGCGAAGAGTTTTTACTCCATCTTTATCAAAGTATCTGAATATAGCATCTTTTACTTTGCGACCACCTTTGAGCGCACCCTTTACGGTAAGCTCAATCGCCGGACCGGGAACCGAGGCACCTAAAATTTCGTATAAAAAACGGGTGCCCTCTGATCCGGGCGCTGAAGCCTCTGCGCCTAAAGCTCCAGTTGCGGCCCCTGCGCCAGAGGTAAAATCAAAAGCTAAAGTAACATAGGGATGATTTCGTGCAAACTCGCCAATCCCAGGAATCGCTCGTTCAAATGCTCCTAACACACGAATTGGAACAGGCCCTTTGGACGGATCAAAAAACTGACCTTGCAAAATATTCCTACCTTGGCTTGCATTTTGGGCTAATTTAAATTGTTTATCGGTTAAACCCGCTGCTTTAGAAGTCAATAAAAAAGAATTTCCATAGTCTTTCCAATTTCCTTTATTTACGTTTCTAAAATTATTAAGAAACGTAGATGCTCCTAACCATGTTTTATCGCTCGTCCATCTAAATGGGTTAGAAAGAGCAGACACGTTTAAGGCAAGTGCTCCTGTCTCTCCAAAATTTTCAGCGGGTCTTAAAGAAGGCACTATCGGTGTTTTGTCACCAAAGGCAGCGTCAGAAATTTCCTCCCCTATATAACCTCCGGCAGCAGCACCTACTAAAGTGCTTCCCCCATAAATTAAAGCTCTTAAACCTATAGCCGCCGGACTTCTTGGAGGTATTTTACTAGCAAATTTTTGCCCTGCCTTCGCTCCAAATAGTAACCCTTCAGCTATTCCCATACCAACAGGTTGTTTTCTAACAAACTCTTCTGAAAATCCTTCTAATCCCGGCAAGGTATTTGTTTTTGGATCGTATTTTCCATAGTCCTCGATGTTTGAGAATAAGCTAAGTATCGCCTCTGGATTGGAAAAATACGCTTTTCTGTCATCCCTGGACATATCTGCAAATTCATCGCTGTAATCTAGAAAAGATGCAGTGCCGTCTTCTAAATCTTTATATGTAAACTTAAAATCATCAGGTTGTGTAGCCGAGGCTCTTTCAACTAAGGCGTTTGCTAAGTTTTTTAAACCGTAAGTCTGTAAAGCTTCGTTAAAACTTTCCTCGGTAAATTGATATCGAATGTCCCCTTTAGTGGCATCCATATTAAGACTTATGCCAAACTCTTCAGCCATTTATTTAACCTTCGGTATTTGATTTTGGTTTAGAAATTCTAAAGCGCCCATTGTGCCGCTTTCGGTAATTGGTCTATTATATACACTTCCTAAGTTTTTATTAAATCCTTTTTGAAAAGCCAAAACTTCATTTAACATAGGGAGCATAGCCATTATAGATGCTCTAGCTTGTTGAACTTGTGCTTCACTATATTTGGCTGCGTCGCCTCCAAATTCAGGCACCAAAGGAATCTTTTTCTCTATGCCTAACGCAAGCGTATTAGAAAGCGTCTCCAATACAGCCCTTGCATCTGCGTCGGTTCTAAAGAAAAGACCCCCGGGTTTAAGTTTTTCCGTTTCTGCTGCAATATCCAATTGTACAAATTTTAAAACTCTATCGTCTGCAATTTGTGTGTTCAATAATAAGAGATCGTTAGCAAACGCCGTTAAATCGGTTTGTGCTTGAGCTAAGTTTTGACTTTCAGTATCCGCTCCTTGTCCGACGCCTATTTCTTCTCCGGCTTCTTGAGCAATCTTTTTTGCTCCCGGATATACTCTGGAAAAACCTATGGCTACAGGATAATCTATTTCTGGTTTATATCGAGTATACTCTGTTTGATCCCAAATTGGAGAATCTAAATTGACCTTACCGTTTTTAATTATTTCGCCCGACAGTTGAGATAAGTCTACAACTGTAGGATTAGAAACGGCAGCGGCTATTTTTGCTGTATCGGGACTCTGTGCGGAAGTATCTATCTTGGTAGTTGTACTTCCTGTATTAGAAGTGCCTGTACCGACAGTTTCTCCAGAAGTTACCTTTTTATAAAACGCAGGATCGCCTGTTTTTATGGCTTGTAAAATACGATCAGACAATTTTGGTGGCGGACCTTTTACATAAGCACCTTTTTCACGATCCCAAACCTCTGATCCAGAGCTTAAGTAATTAAGCAGGGCTTGCTCAAATTGTGTTTTATTGTCCCCTAATTGTCCGTTTGCGTAAGCATCTAATCTTTTTTCGTCACTTATGAAATTTATTATAGCCGTGTCGGATTTGCTTCCAAGCTGTACTGCGTTCTGTGCTGCCTCCTCAAGAGCAAGTGAACCAAGTTTGTATGTTTGATCTAATTTTAATTCAGCAGTTTTAAGAATTATCTGATCTTCAGTAAAGGCATTTTCAATCATGTTTTGTGCCAGAGTTGCAGCGCGTTGTTTTGCATTTTCATCGCCTTGGAACTCTTGTGACATTGCCTGCAATTCTTTTTGTAACTCGGCTGTTAGTTCAGCGCGTGTAGTGATATTGGTTTTTTCAGCCAAACGGTTAAGAGCATTTTGAGACGCTGTAAATGCCTGCGCTCTATTTTGCGCCAACATTTCAATGTTAGCTTTGTAATCCAAAAGCTCTTTATCAAACTCAGATCCTGCTTTCATTTTTTCAAGTTCAAAAGCAGAAGTAATTCCAAATTGAGTTTCAAATTTCTTAAGATCTTCAATAGTTTGTAGTTTAGTCAACTCTTTTTGCGCCTTGGTGCGAGCTTCAATTAACTCTTTATCATTCGTAAGTTCAGTGGCCTGCAACAGAATTTGTAAAGATTCCTTTTTCTCCTGTAATTCTAATTGAAAAGCTTGATCGTCCTGACGAGCTAATTTAGCAGCATCTATATCAATGGACTGCATTTCTAATTTAAGAGCATTATTTGTTTCATTTAGTTCTCTTTGAAGATCAGCCTGTTTTGCAGCTAATCTTTCTTGAAGGGCAATATTTTCCGAATTTCTTGCAGCGGCCGCATCAAGTTTTATCTGCTCAATTCCTGCTTGAAGATCAGATTTCTGACTTGCAAGTCGTGTTGAATATCCAAATTGTGTTTCATCCCGTTTTTGTTGATATTCAAACTGTTGAGCCAATTGTGTTAAAGCGCCCGCTTGTTTTAAACCCTCAAGAGCCATAGTGGCCTCACGAGCACGTTGTGCTTCTACCTGACGTTCTGCGCTTTCTAATGCAGATAAATCAAGTTGTTTGCGTTCTCTTCGTTGTAAATCTTTAGCGGCTTGTAGTCCCGCTGCACGATCCCCAATTTTATTAAATAACTCTGTCCCTTGGGCCGCGGACATAAGTCGTTCAGCAAAAGACATTGGTTGCGCGGTTGGCGCTCCTGCCGCAAGTGCCGTTTGCGCAATGTCAAATAGCATCTGCGCTTTCGTCATTTTTTTCTGTTCTTCTAATTCAGCCGCTCTTTCTTCAGGTGAACCAAGAATGCCTCTGCGAATATCTCGCGCCTCTTCATAATAAGGCATTAAAGATACTGGACCACCGGGTGCATAATGGCGAACCTCGCCGCCTTGGTTAAAATTTACGGGTGGAGTGTTGCCCGCCCCCATCGCCATGAGTTCGCCAACGCCTTGACCCATTGGTGTAGCCTCGCCGGAGGGTGTTTCCATCTCAATCTGACCCGCCAAACCCTGCATCAACTCACCAATGCCGCTGTCTATCGCGCCTTCTTCCGTCAACATTATGGTGGGCTGCACCATCGCCAAAACACTTTCTGGCGTTTGCTGCGCATCCGCCTCCCCGACATACCCCGCAAGTTCCGCGTACCGCGCTTCAAGGGGCTTTTCATTGCCGCGTATAGCGTCAATCATGCTTTTCGGATCGTCCGCCGCGTCTATGTCTGCCATCATTTGATCGGCTAATTGAGCGCCCTGTTGACGGGAGATGTCTTCCACAAATTGCACTTGATCAGCAGGAGCCGTGGGCGGTTGTGCAGGCATACCCATCATTGCTTCACCGCCCATTGCCATTTGCGTAGGTTGGTTTTTGTTAAACCTTTGCAAAGGGTGGTTTTGAAACATTTTACGATCTAAAACGTCACTTAAATTATAACCTGTGGGTGTATTCATAAATTGCGTTTGTTGATTTTGAGGAATTACAGAGATACCACCAGAATTCTGAAATGTATTTTTTCCGAATTCTTGTTCCGCCTGGCCTTGAACTTTTTGCACAAAGCTTGGAACTTTTTGAGTAATTGCATTAGAAAGATCATTGCCAAATCTTTGAAAAACTTGGTTTGAGCCTGACGGCATTTGACCTACAAGAGAACGTTGTGAATTAATTAGGTCCTGAATTCCAGAACCCCGTAGTTCACCTAGTTGAGCAACCCTACCGCCTTCGTTAAATTTTTTTGCCATTTCAGGATCAATTTTGCGCTGCACATACTCAGGAAGTGCTCTAAAACCTTTATTCATTATAAAATCCCCGCTTCTTTAGCGCCGCCATACGCACTCAATCCTGCTATTCCAAGGCTTGCCGCTTGCATGAACGGCGAAGCGTTGCTACCTGTGTTCATTGTTTGTGTAGATTGTGAGGTTGGAATCCCCGCATATACATCAGACAAAAACCCTAACTGTTGGAAAGGTTGTTGATATCTTTGTTGATTGGTCATTCTCGCTGCGTCGAGAGCCGCTTGTTCACTAGCCTGACTCATACCACCTGTTTGCATGAGTGAACTTATATCACGACCTCGCAAGCTTTGCTCTAATTCTCCAAGGCCCGCACTTTTTATACCAAGACCCGCTAAACCTGTAGCAAGCTGACCCGTCGTTGCAGCCCCGCTCTGTTGTCTTTTCTTGGCAGCCTCAAACGCTTGTTGTGCACGAGTGGCAGCATCTTGATATCCTGCTTGACGCATACCTGCGACGGTGGTTCCAAGTTCTCTTTCGAAGCGCTCTCTGGCAGGTGTCATTTCCCTTGCCTTGGCTCTTTCAAAACCAGACCCTCCGAAAGCGCCTCTAGCCACGGCTTCCGCCGCAAGTTCTTGATTTCTTTGAGTTTCTCTACGTTCAAAGTTTTTTGTTAGATCTTCTATGGTTCGATCAATTACTTCTTGTTGGTAAGGAGACATAAAATCTGCAATACCCGTCGGATCGAACTCAGCATCTGAACCGATTAAACTGGAAATGCCATCTTGCATTGCTAAAGATCCAGTTCTTACGTCACCCAAACCCTCTGTTAAATAAGGCGCATACGAACCAACGCCTGCTTCGGCTAAGTTTATCGCGTCCATTTGAGGACGAGTTAATCCTGCTACCTGAAAATCAGGCAATCCAAACATTGCGTCACGAGAAATACCACCTATTTCTTCCCCAGTATATGTTCGTCCGGGTACATAATCCTCGTCACCCTCTTCGCCTACTTGCTCTACAGACAACATCTTGCCAATAGTGGCGTCATCGTAACCTTGTGCTCGCAGGTTTTGCACCTGTTGACCAAACATTTGGTTGCGGATCAAACCCTGTACGTCGCCCAAAAGACCTAAACGATATGCCTCAATGTTGGGGTCTTGACGTGTTATGGTTGTTGTTACGCTCATGCTACCGCTCCCCCTTCAAAGGCTCTCATCATATCATACATCTTTCGAACGCCTTTTTCTCTACTTCCGTTTCCGGCACCGCGTACAGCACGAGCAGTCATTACGAATTCACCGTCAGAAAGCATTGCAGGTATATCATCAGAGGTCTCTGTTCCCGGCCCTGCTATATATCCTGTTTTTCTTGGAAAATTATTTGTATTCATAGCACCACCTGCCGCTGCAAACTGTGGACTAAACTTTTGATAAAGATCCTGTGTGGTGGTAGGACGCACCTGAGACATCGGTGTTGGTTTATTATACTGTGCAAAAACACTGAATTTACTTGGGTCTTTTGCATAAAGCTCCTGAGAGCTTATACCAAATGGATTAGAGTCGATGTTTTCTTCTGGTGTTTCAAATGCGCCTGCCGCGCCCGCTACCGCGGTCCCTGCTAAAGCCAATGGGCCATAACGGGAAAGAAAACCGGGCTGTTGTGACTTAACCGTGTCCATTGCAATATTAAAAGCTTTTTCTGGCATAGTTTGCGCGATCTTTTGAAGGGTAGGAGTTGACGACACTAGAGCGTCAGCTTGTGAAGCCATTTCTACTGGATTTAAAACGTTACGATTTGGGTCAAGTTTACTAAGTAAATCTTTACCCTTATCTATAGATTTTGAAAGCAAACTTTCTTGTGACCCAACTTGTGGTGTATTAACTGCTACATTTCCCGCAGCCGCTGACGAAAATGGGTTGTTGAAGAAATCACCCTCGTAACCACCTAATTTTCCAAAAGCTCTTTCAGAAAAATTCTTTGCGTCTGTAGGGCCTCCCATGTCAAAACCTGCCATGACACCACCCGCAATACCGCCCAAAGCCGCAGATTTTAATGCGTCCTTAAAGCTGCCACCCTGCACCAAAGTGGTAATACCTGCACCTAATGCGCCAGAGCCTACCGAACCAAGTCCCGGCATAAACATGTTTAGACCAATGGGAATAACAATAGGCGCGACTGCTTTAAAAAGCTTTTTCAAACCGCTTACAAGTTTTTTCAGGAAAAACTCTGGTTGTCCCGTCATAGGATTTATGCTGTTTGCACCAGATCCAACCGTATAACGCGCCATGTCTACATTAGATCTGTCAAAAGCTTGCGATAATTCTTTAGCTAATTTAGGGTTTTCTTCTAAAATTTCTGGAGATACCGCTATCTCACCTGTACGCATGTGGACTAATTGATTATCGCCATTACGCCCCATCGACGCCATACGATTACCCACATCTACCATAGAATTAATGCCCCGTGGGGCACCAAACGCGATTACGTTGTCCTCTATTTCGTCCATGTTTGACGTTAAAAAAGACGCTAAACCGCCTGCGGGCATTTTTTTCAAAGAGTCATACTGCATCACTTAACCTTTTCTACCCATATACTAACAAATAAATACCACAGTTTCCATAAATAAACTACGTTGTTGTTACACTTACAACACCTATTGCCCCAGTTCCAGAAATTCCTCGCACATGTGGGTTAAATGCACGAGTTATTTTTACAAAGCCATCTTGTTGAAATAATTCGCCGTTTTCTAAATTAAAATCGTCTTCAGGTAAATCGGTTAACACAAGATTTGTGTGTCGGCCTTCACCCGGATTCTGTTGCTGCGCTAAATAAATAGAAAAGGAACGTACCAATTCAGCAAAATATCGCTGTTGATAACCTTGGGGTGGGATGGGGAAATATGGTACGTTGGTAATACGCGACATTATTTTCTCCCATCCTGACGCACGTCAATGCGTGGAGAACCTAACCGCCAAGCAACCCCTGTTTCATTTGAAGAAACCTTTAATGCAAAGCTTCTGCCTCTAAGCCTTACGTTTGCTTGTGTGGTAAACTGTTCTACAGGAACTGAGGTAGACTTTTCGACGGTACTATCAACAGTTTGTAAATAATTTCCGCCCGGAAAGTTTCTTGTTTTCAACGTCATGGTTGCCGAAGGTGTTGGATCACTAGAGTTTACAAACGTAATGTCGGGTATCAGTCTTGAAATAAAAGAAAAATTATGACCGTCACCTAAATCCATTTGGCTTGATTCAATATAGGCATTTATAGCAGAAGCCGGAGAAGTCGATCCGTCGTCAAAACCAGTTTCATGTTCGTAAAGATAACCGTCTGAAGACGCCGCAATCGGATCGTCATATATGCCTTGATCAATCCAAGCGGTGCGGCCCAAAGTACCATAATACCAAACGTTTTCTATGTAATTAAAAACAACATATTTATCTATGTTTTGACTTGAAGCTGACGGATAAAACCACCAGATTTCTGAATGCTTGCTGTTCAAGGCCGCTATGACCTTTTCCGATTGTGAGTTGTTAAAATCGTTAAAGACATGTCCGCGGACCGCGCACGGAAGTCTTTGAACCGTACCAGTAAAAGTAAAGAACTCGTTTTGTCCCATCCAAAACACCCTGTCCTCAACAGCAATAGCGGACAAAGGCCCTTTAATCGTAGTGTTTTCCGATATCAAGTTCACCCCAAAAGTGAACGGCGGTCCTAGAAACTGCATCGAATAAAGCGATTCATCGGTAAATACTAGAATTTGCTGACGTGTTTCTACCGCGGTAATAATCTCCGAACCTGAACCAAGCCGAAGTGTCCCCGCGGTATTATCCACAGTGGCGGCCCAATCTGTTATAGAAGCTTGATCAGAAAAACGAATTAATAGCGGGTCTTGTACGGTGGGAGCATCTTCCGAATCACAACCAAAAGCTATGATGTGACGATCCCTATCAGAAACCATTATCTGTTTTGCAACAGTAGGTGTCGATGTTGCGCCCGTTAAACTTGTCAGATTTACAGCCCGTGTACCAAGGCCCACGGAAGCATCCCAATAATAAATCCCGCCATCTCTTACATTAATAATTAGATCTTCTCCAAAGTTGTCATGTGACCATATGCGTAAGGTATCTGTTAAAACAGTGACGTTAGCGGCATCGCCCCAACCTTGACGGCCCCATGTTCCTGCGCCCCAACCATTACTAAAAACGGTAGTATCTAAACCTACGTTAGCTTGGTATTTTGCTACGACGGAGGATCCGCCGTTACCTGTATCCGACGAATTTGCTAAAACAGGAGTGGGAGTGTATTGACCGTTTACCGTGACATCTCCAAGATCCGCTACGGCACGAGCTTCAATAGTATAGTTATTATCATCTACAATCGAAGCAACTTGGTACTCCTGATTTAATACAGCCGCAGTGATATTTCCGCCTAAAGATGCAGCAGCACTGAAGGTTACAAAATCATTTACAACTGCGCCATGCGCAGATTCTGTTACCGTTAAGGTGGCGTCTCCATTGGTTGCTGCAAAAGTCGTGCTACCCGCAGAAGTCGTTTTTCGTAAAGGCGTTATATCAACAAGATTGCCGCCTTGGTCTATGTAATATTTAAGATTTGTGCCAACACCAATAAATTTATCAAGCGACAATGTCACCCAAGGATGCAAAGCGCGACACGTTCCAAGAAAAGAAGTCGTAGATCGTTTAACCCAACCACCTATCTTTTCAGGTAAACCAAACCTAAACCGCACTTTATCTACATCAAACCAACCGCCCTCATTGGTATATGACGTAGTTTCTCTATTTACGCCCGGTCTAAATTGTAGCTTTGTTAATGGCATTATGAGTACCCGATTCTAAAAATATTCCCGTTGTTCTGGCTATCCACCAAAAAAGCGGAAGAACCATTTTTTCGTAAACGAACAAACAAAGAATCAGTTAAAGCTGTTGGCATCGTAAAGGTTTGAGCAGGAGTTTGAGCAGTGGTTACGTCCCAAGCTCTTGTTAAATTATATTTCATTAGAATATTTGGAGAACTAGGAACAGAACGAACAACATAAACCTTAGTTCCATCTGTACTGAAATCGACCGATTCATAACGTTCATAGGCACCATTATTGTGTGAAAATGCTTGGGAAAAATTACCAGAATCTGTTATTATATCAGTAATATTCCAAGCTGTATTACACTCGTACTGGTGAATTCTATTTGTAGTTGTGGTAGTATTTGTTTGAAAATTAGTCGTAAAGTAAAACTTTTTACCATCTGAACGAAAGTAAAGACCTCGTTTATTAAGGCTTGTTAAATTAGAACTTGCACCGGGAGATCCTGAAGTAACCATAGTAGTCCAAGCGGAGGATAACGGCCTGCTATAAACTTTTTCGTCCTCGTTACCAATCATATAAACAACAGTGCCGTCTGGTTTAAAATAAACGCCCGTGCCTTGATTATCAAAAGAAGAAAATGAACCAAGAGTTGAGCCAAAACTTGCTGTTGTTAAATTAAAAGGTGTGCTTAAATCCCAACGTCGAATAGTCTCATTGGAATCATTTACAAAAAGCATACTTCCGTCCTCGCGCAAATAAAAACCAGTTGGCTGATAACCGCCAATGTCTGAAGACTGAATATCGTAATAATCCGAAATAGGCGCTGAAGTAGATCCAGACCAAGACATTTTACTCAGGTCACCCCAATTTGGATCACCAAATGTCCCTTGCATTAAAATGTGAGTAATAAAACTCATTAGCTCATGTCCTGACCTGCGGTGAAGGAGTACCAATTCGAACCGCCGTCCGTTGTGAAGAAACCATACACATCGATAGCACCGCTGCCTGTTGATACTGTAGGCTCCAAACCGTTTGTAAATTTGAAACTAGCAGGCCAAGTAATGGTTCTTGCTGTGGAGTCTTGAACAACCCGTAAAATAAAACCATATGCTGTTCCCGAAGCGGGAGGATTTGAAACGGTAAGTGTAGTAACGTTTTCTGACAAGGTAACTTGGAAAACATTTGCTGCTTCACAATCTATTGTAAGCGTTCCGCTTGAGGAACTTACAGTTGCATAGGTTTCGTTATAACTTTTTACCTTCAATTCTTCTGAAAGATTAACGTCACCGTTCGCGTCTGCGGTAACTGTCTTACTGGCTTGTGATGTTCCCAGTGTGGTAATGTCATTATAATCAATCTCCGTTGCACTGGCTGAAACCCCTAAATCAGAGAGAGAAGAAATCCCTATAGAAAAAACCGCCGCACCTGAACCCGCACCATTTGCATATATAATGCCCGTTTCGCCATTTGTTACCGTAACGTTTGCGCCAGAACCTTGAGAAAACGTACAGTCTTGACCACTATTATTGTCTATAAAATAAATTTTTTGAGCGTCGTTAGGTGCAATTGTAATCGTGCAAGCTTGCGTTGCACCCGTGAGAATAAGAACTTTATACATTCCATCAGACAAAGTACCGTCTGTTGTGGTCAAAGTATGTGCGGCTCCAGAGGTACTTAAATTAATTGTGCCAACACCACTGTTAAGTCTATCTATTATATCAAAGTTTGTGTTAGTTGTTGTGCCCCACGTACCAGATTGTTCTCCAGTAGCGATTTTTTCTATGCCACCATTGGTTGTATATGAACTAGGCATTTATATCACCTCTATGCTGCTATTTCTGTCCATGCTGTGCCCGGACTTGGTTGTATCTCACTATAACTTGTTTCTGCGTCTGGAGCAATCGTAGCATATCCTGTGCCCGGACTTGGTTGTATCTCACTATAACTTGTTTCTACATTTGGAGCAATTAGAGCATATTCCGTGTTTGGATCAGGAATAATTCTTCCCCAAACAACAACTGGAGATATCGTGCCTGTTGCAGAAAGCCCTGTCACAGAAACAACAGCGTCACCTGTAGTGGTAACGTAATTTAAAGCACTGGTTGCAGCAAGCCCTGTTACAGAAATATTTATACCGATTCTGACTGTGGCTGAACCCACAGAACCTGTGGCAGCTAAACCTATAGGAGAGATAACTGCATCGGCACTTATAGTTACATCATCTGTTTCACCTGTTGCGCTTAATCCAGTTGTAGAAACAACTGCATCCCCAGTTACAGTTCCAGAATTTATCTCACCCGTAGCCTCCAAACCTGTCGGAGAAACAATTGCAGTGCCTGTTATTGATGGGCTTCCTAAACCACCCGAAGCCTCCAAACCTGTCGGAGTGACAACTATTCTAGGAGTAACGACAACAGAGTCTACCTCACCCGAAGCAGAAAGACCCGTAAGTGAGATAAGCGCATCGGCGGTGACAGTAACCGTCTCAACTTCACCTGTTCCTTCTAAACCAGTAAGAATTACAAACGCTGAACCACCAGAAGAAAGACTTCCTACAAAGCCTTGGGCTGCTAGTGAATCTGTTGATACGACGGCCTGTCCACTTACAGTGACATCATTTAAGGCACTAGTGGATTCTAAGCCCGTGACAGAAAGAGAAGAGTTACCACTTACACCAACAGAACCAACAGAAGCTGTCGCTGATAAACCTGTGGCGGAAGTATCAGATGCTCCAATTACACCTACTGACCCTAAGCCACTTGTAGACGCTAAACCTGTAACGGATATTGAAATATTAACGCTTGCACTTACTGACCCTACAGCACCTGTTGCGCCTAGACCTGTTACGGATACTGATACGTCCGTACTGCCAGTACTCGCAAGTGGTGCGGAGGCTACAGGTGTAAAGCCTAGCATATATTATTCCTTTTCTAGTGAAGCCTCTAACATTTCTATAAACTTACTTCGTCCTACCTTTAATTGATCTAGATTAAAGGTGGTTGACCCTATCTTTCTGTCTAAATCTATTACATGATTAACAAGGTTTTTCTGTTCATCTGTTAAATCATCTTCCGTATATTCTTTGTCCTTAATCGTAATGGTTTTTGTTTGTTTCTCTACCATTTTGATCTCCTTTCTTAATTATGGTTCTTCAATGACTTCTGGTTCAACATATTCAGAATTTACAGTCCAAGTATCTCCATCAAAAAAGTATTTGTGCCCCGCCCAATCCGAAGGAACATTTGTTATTTCTTCATAAAAAGTTGTGTTTGAATTATTGCAATCAGCAATAATTAATGTCCTTACACCTTCAACGACCACTGAAGTTTCTTGATGATTTTGATAAATGTCTACGGTGTCAGGCCACGTATATAAACATAAGTTTGTTTTGTTCTGAACTAATACTTTTGACATAACTAACCTTTTACAATAAGTTTTGTTGAAGCGATGGCAGTTCCTGCAAAAACACTTGGCGTTCCTTCCGTGGTACTTATGCTTCCATCAGCTTGAACATAATAAGCTTGTCCCGGTGTTAAGCTTGACTGTGCGTCATCAACTGACCCAACAATTTGTACTGTTGCCGTTGCACCATTTGAGTAAGCCGCATCAGAAATCCCTATATAATTTTCTGAGGTTAAATTTGTACTTACTGATGCAGTTTTTTGAGATATTAAATCCAAATGAGTATCATCCCCCTGAAAAAATAAGGCGGCGTGTGTGCTTCCCATTGCAACGGTTGCAAGTTTAAAGTCAAAGCTGCCAATACTAACAGCGGTTGTAAAAGTTGCTGATGTTCCTGCTATAGTTGCAGTTATAAGTTTACCTTCATAATCAACACTATCATTATAATTTATACCAATATTTTGATTTACTGTATCGTAATACACAACCACGTTTGTAATATCATTACCAGAAGACGCTGTAGCAAATGTTTGTACAGAACCAAATGTTATCGAATTACCAGATGTTGCAACTGTACCAACAGCGCATTTTCCATATTCATACGAACTTCCTGCCGTTGAAGCTACAAAAATTTTATTATTACTGGAATCAAAAGCGATTCCAGTTAAATAATTACCAGTTGGTCTTGTTTGCTCAGAGTTCCATGTTGTTGGCGTTCCCCAAGTAATTCCACCCCCACTAGCTGCAACCGTACCCACACAAACTTTTCCATAATAACTATCGCTATAATCCGTGTATGCGACGACCACTCTATTTGCATTTGTGTCGTAAGTTACATGACAATTTTCCACGCCACTATCAAATTGTTGTACACTTGTAGCTTGAAAATAACCGTTCGTATAATGTATAACAACACCATAGCCACCTCGTGTATTAGATCTGTAACACAAAATAATTTGTTGTGTGTCGGGATCATAAACAGTGCTAATACTTTGAGGATAACCACTACTTACAAAATTATATGTACTACCCATTGATGCCAATGTGCTACTTGGTGTAGCTGTACTTCCGGCAGAACACTCCCTTGCCCGACCCGGAGATCCCTCCATGTAAAAAATAATAAATTTATTTTGAACTGGATGAAAACCCACGGCACATTGATTAGTAGAATTACCAGTATCAACAGTGTACTGACTTCCAATAGTTATACTTCCATCTGTATCTATTACAGCAACTTTAAATTTTAAATCATTGCTGTATTCAAAAGCCAATCCGAAACAATTGTGTGTACTATGATAACCAACAGAATTATTTTTATCACTCGTCCTTACCTCTGAAACGGCACTAAACGAAGGAGCGACTATGTTTTCGCCCACTGCGCTTACAGTGCCATCACTGTTTATACAGCAAGTATCACCATTCGATATAGCACCAGAGGCCGTCGCCGTTAAAGCCGGACCGCCACCCACAGGACTACCGCCAACAGTTAAAGATCCGCTAATAGAAGTGTCACCGTATATTGTCACATTGCCATTACCTGCAACTTGAAATTTTGGGGAGTAAACGGAACTTTGATAAATAGATACACCGAATAAGGTTTCACTGCTAGTTGTACCGCTATCACCTAAAACCATATACTGATTTGTACTTCCTTGTAAGTTTGAAAATACACTTGCATTATCAAACTGATATGTGAAACCTCTATTATTTGAGTTATCTTGAAAAATACCGACCATATTATCGCCAGAATAATCACCAACATATAAAGAATGATCTTCTACAATCAAATCCCCACCTAAAGTAATAGTATCGGTATTAAGAACTAAATCTTCAGCCGCAGCCGTAATAAAAACAACTGCGTTGCCGCTCAGATCAAGCAGTGAACCTGTGGAACTTTCAGTAAGGGTTCTGGATAAGGTAGTTCCACTAGCTGTATACGTACCAGTTCCAATTTCAAAAGCACTACTACCATCTTCTATTGTGTATCTTACAGTTTGCCCATTAGTAATACCGCCGTCTGCGAAGGTTTGAAACCCCGCCTCCGCAGATCCAAGCGTTATCGTGCCAGTGCCAGTAGTGCTAGTAGCGACCTTTACCCTATTGGCTAATGTGACCATTTTTAGGCAATCCTAATAATAGCCGTTGAAGCACCTGCCGCAGGGAAAGCGATTTGAAAATCACCTGATGTAGATGTTTTGTTAGAGCCAAAGTCCAAAACAACAATACTGTTAGAGGTGCCTGATCCGCCACCTTCTGTGGTATTGTATATCAAAGCGCCACGAGCAGTGATTGTTGCAGATGTAAATGTAATATCTGCAAAGTCGGTAAATGCCGTTGTGCTAGATGTGGTTGGATCAACACGAGTTAGTGTTCCTCCACCCGCGGTATAAGAACCAGATGCACTTACTTCATTTGAAGTTGTGTAATCTGTAGTGGCTGCGGTGAATGAGGCATTGTTATCGTATAATGCGATTTTGAAAGTATCTCCACCACTGTTTTTGAAGTCGTGACCACCCTCAAGAAGCTCTTTCTTGAAAGAAGTACACATAAAATTTCCAGAAAAGGCCATGTTAAAGTCTCCTTATAAGTTCAGCCAGTTGGGGATGACCCGCATCAGCCAGTGCGTTACACACCGTTGTGCGGTCTGATCGAATCGCTTGCCGCATATAAGCTGCGACAAGCGTTTCAACGTGCTTTGAAAAAGCACGAGCTTGATCTCTAACACCTGGGTGTGTGTTATCAGAGACCGATATGATCTTTTGGACACATTGTTCCGCAAGTTCATCTGGGGTAAAACCACGATTAGCTGTGGTGTTTATACCTACTAAACTTTCATGTTGTGGTACGCTCATTTCTATTTTAAACATTATTGTTTCGCCCTTATAACTTTACCAGTTCTATATTCGTCGGTTGTATCTTTGGCTTCACCTAACATTTTAACGCCAATTAAAGCTTCTTGAAATCTTTTGTCGTAAACTGCCATCATATCAGCTTCGCCTTTCATATAAACGTAAGCCTCCGTTAACGCTCCATACAATAAAGCTATTTCTGCGTTAGTGCTCAACCAAGTGGTCCCGCTGTCGGCTCCCGCAGTTAAACTTGCAGGTCGGTGAAAATAGTGTAACTCCGCGCTGTAAGCCGCATCTGGGGTCGGACCTAATAAAAAATTATTTACATCAAATTGAGCGTAATATCGAGGTGCGCCTGTGGTTGCAGGATTTGGAGTATACGTTTGAATAAACGAAGGGTCTTTAAATTCTGTAAAAAACTTGTCCCCGCTCGTTCCTGCAAGACTGAGTGAAAAAGGAGCCAAAAAATCAGAAGGACAAGCTAAATATTTGTTGGAAGCGGTAGTTGTTGCCGAAACGTTTTTTCTGAATATACTCAGTTGAACGTTTTTTAAAATTCTTTCTTCAGATTGTCTAATAAATAAAGGTATATTAGTCACAAACGAAGTCTCATCGTTTTCCGTGTAGTCTTGAATTGCTGTTTTTAATTGAGCGTAGGTAAAAGCCATAGGTCACACTATTGTTATATTACCAACCATAGCAGAATGGTTGGTGCATTGATAGACTAAGGATGTATCACTTGGTTCATGCGGAACAATAAATTGTGTTAATCCTGTAGAAGAATTGTAGTTTTCAGTAACTCCTGTAGTGAAAGCAGACCCCCCGTTAGACGTTCTTATCTGCAAGGGATGACTACTTACATTTGCAGTATTATCTATGAGGTACGTATGACCTTTATAAAAAGTAAAGTTTGGGTTGTTACCCGCAGTAGCTCCAGGACCAGTAAAAGTATATGCTGAAGAACCACTTGTTCCTGCTACATATGTCGTTACAGGCCCAGATACCTCGTCGTTAAGTCTTATCCAATTCCCACCATGCGCGAAGTACAGCCCCCCCGTCGCATGTACATGCGCCACAGCGCCATGATAAGTTGAAGCACTAGGAAGATCAGTTAAAGCTGCGTAATAAAATACAATTTTGTTTGCGCCAGAACTCACATCCAACAATCCATTCGAGTCTATTATATCAGTAAGAGTTGTGCCGTTTCCAAGAGCAGCGTAGACCTCGTTAAAATTGTCATTGATTTTATCCGCGCCTGCACGAAGAGTGTCTCCCGATCCGTCATTTGCAGATGAACCAATACCTACTGTTTGTTTTGCCATCTTTTATCCCTCATCAAATGTCTGAGATGTTGAGTCTAATGTAAGTGATGTGTTATCAAAAGTCGTCGCATCATTTGTAATAGTGACGCCACCAACACCACCTATTCCCGCCAATCCTGTAACAGAAATTTGATTATCAACTTGATTAACTACAACTGTACCGACACCACCTGTTGCCACTAAATTATTTTCAGGAGTAACTCCTTCTATCTCCCTGAATCCAACTGGGTTGAAACCGTATTGAATAGCTCTTTCTGACGTTACATTTTGAGGAGGGCGAGCATCTTGCAAAGCTTGAGCATCAATAACTTTACGAAACGGACCTAACTGCGGCTGCTTTCTTTCGAACTCATCTTTACCAACTAAAGCCCCATTCCACTCCCGACGCATATCTCTATAACGATATCTAAAACCAGATCGATCTGATATAGCGTAAGCGTTTTTTCCAGAAGCAAATTTTATCATTAGGTTGTCCTAAAATACTGAAACTGAGGCACAACACTGAAAGAAGCTCTGTCTCGATCCTCCGCCATCGCCCTCTCAAACTCTTCTTCGTAAACTGCCTTTAAAAGCTGTAAACGATTTGGCGCTCGTTTTAAAGCTATATAGTACGCAAGTCCCGCAGCTAAACACGGATAAAACCTAAAAGGCATGTCTAAAGTGTTAACTTGCGCATCAGCATCATCCATTCGCGTCAAAGCATCGTAAACAATTACATCTGTGCTGTTGTCAGGTACAGGCCACACTTTTAGATTCGGAGTAATTTGCCTGTCTAAAAAAAATTGAGACGGCCTTCCTTCTGTTGTTTTCACAGGGATAGACAAAAAAGTATCTCTGCTTACTCTACTTAATGCAAAATCAGTATTATCTCTTCTAATTACTAAGGACAAAACATCTATTACATCTGCACCAAGATCATACTCGCCATCAGCTTGTGTAACCGTTTGAGTACGTTGTTTAATAGTCCACTGATTTAAGCCTCTGTTAGCCCACTCTGCAAGCATAAGATTGAGAGATCGCTTTGCTGTTTTTAAATCATAACCTGTACGAACCTCAAGACCGCAACGCTCAAAAGCTTCTTCAATGTATTCTGCCACATCTAATTCAAAATCTTTTGACCCTGATACCGTCATCTTTAATCCTCATTATACAGGTTATCAAAAACCCTGTTTACATCTAGTGTATAGTCTAAATCACTTTTTGAATAGTGTATATGTTGTGACGGTTTAAAGTCTGGCGCACCCTCTCCCGCGGCAAACCATGCGGGATGCGTAACTCGTACTCTATTATTTGGCAAAGCAACTATATTGCCCGTCCAATCTCCGGCATCTAAAAGCTGCAATACATGACTTTGTTTATGCTGTGCAGGATCATCAGCTATCTCACTTTCAGCATAGTCCACAGTAAAAAGATACTTCGCCGGAAGCATATTTCCGTCAATCTTTGCAAGCCAAGGACACGGTGTTGCGCGATCCATTACAAAAACAGAATGATGATAAGATGCACAATCCCACGGTTGAGCATCGTAAGTTTCCATCGGTTCAGGCCACTCTTCAAGTGGTATATCTGCAACAAGCGCCGTCAACGGCATTCTCGCCCACATCGCGCCTCCATGTACAGTATCTTCTTCATCACCTTCCGCTTCGCTTCCAGTAAATATAACTTGAAAACTTAAACACCTGTTTGGCATAGTGGTGACCCCAATTACCATCGCGTGTAAAAATTCGCCGTGGTACTTCTCGTGGTTGTGAGTGTATTCACGGCGAACCCATGCCTTGAAATAAGGCACATTTGAATGTAAATAAGCCATTATTTTTTCTTCTTCGCGGCTCCGCCTTTAGCTTTTTTTATTGGGCTTAAAGTCATACCTTTTTGTTTTGCTGCACTTCGAAGTTGTGCCATAGTCATTGCACTGCCGCCCATCATCATTTTCATAGGTTTTTTACCACCCATTGCACCGCCTTTAGACATACGCTTTGGTTTTTTACCACCCGCGGCTCCGCCTTTAGCCATTCGACGCATTTTACCGCCCGCAGCGCCACCTTTGGACATACGCTTTACTTTGCCACCTGATCGGTAACCTTTTTTCTTCATTGCCATAATAAATCCTTTCTAAATTAGGCAGAAACAGAACCACTGGTTCTTTTTCTACGGTTTGACAATACTTTACCACAACCTCTAGCTATGATTCCTTTTTTACCTTTTTTGTTTTTGGGGGACGGCCTCTTGGCTTCTTGACTGATGATTTCACCGCCGTTGTAGGCGAATTTGACCTCTGCTTCTTTTGTGTTTTTGACGAAGGTTTTACCTGTTTTGCCTTCTTTTTTCTTTTTTCGGGCTGTGGCTGCTCTTTCCGCTTTTGAAAGACTATTTGCTTTAGCCCTTGGAAGACACCTGTCAGGATTCTTTTTATCTTTTGAAGTGCCGCACTTACCTTTGATTTCACCATCAGACCCAATCCTTACCCAGTCTTGTTTCAACCATTTTTTAAGCTCACCCATAAAATTACCTTTTAGCTTTGATAACTTTCTTCAAGCTTTTTGCTTGTTTCGCATGTGTTTTTGAAGCCTTGTTCAGACCCTTGATTACTTTTTTTACAGTTGCTCTTTGTTTTCTGTTAACCACTATCTACCCTTTCTTTTACCGCCTTTTGATTTTTTGGCGTAATTAGGATCTTTGCAGTACTTGGAAGCAGCCAGATTTGCATACGCTGAAGGATATGTATCAAAGGTTCTTTTAGCCCAAGCTTTACCCTCTGGACAAATTTTGCTTCCTTTGCTTTTTTTAGATGCCGATTTAGATTTCCTTGAATAACTCATAAAAATTTCCCCGCTATCGCTGTAGCAACAATAAGAATAGCTATTCCCCAAAGACGCATATCTAATTTATCTAGCTGTTTATCAATTTTTTTATATCGCTCATTACATTCAGCTTCATGTCTTTCTAAACGATTTAAAAGATCATCAATATCCATCAACATTTCCATCTTTTTCTAGCTTGTCTTAATCGTGAATTGGGATTTTTTGCCGCTTTTGGGAATTTTTTCATTTGTCCCGCTGAACGAGCACAAAATGATTTACGACGTTTATCCGCTTTGCTACCTTTTTTTACTTTGCCCGTTACGGCTGTTTTTAATTTAGATCCAGGGTTTTTTCTCCTATACGCTTTTACCCCCGCCTCGGTCATTCCCGCCCCTTTTTCAGTAGGGCGGAAATTCTTTTTATTACGCTTTGGCATCTTATCGCTTTTGCGTTTTTTTTCCTTTGACGACTTTGTTTTTACCTTAGACGCCATAAAATTACCTTAACTAAAGAAAATAGTTAATGCGGTGACATTTGTGGCGGTGCCAACATGAATGTCACTGGTAAACAGTAAACCCTCATCTGGAATGTTCACAGAGTGAGAATCAGACGCTAAAAAATCAAGGTCCAAAACTGTGCTACCGCCGTTACCATCAGTTAGCGTCAAACGACCTGCGCCTCCTGAACTGGTCAAAATTTGTATCTGACGAAGTCTGGCACGGCCCACAGAGGCCGCACCTGCTCCCGTCAGACGTTTGGATTTTACGTCTGAATTAGCCATTAATGCCCCCTTTAACCGAGGTTATTGTTTTGAGCGTACAGAATAGTAACTCTAACTTCACCCGCACTTGTCGCCGCAGAGTTGGTAACAGTCAAACGAATGTCTGCTGTTCCTGTATCTTCCCACGCTAAGGCACCACCAGATTGAGTAGTCGGATATTTACGACCCGCAGTGGTTCCAAGAGCAAATGTATTAACAAGAGTTGCTGCACCTCCAACGGTGTCTCCAACACTAAGATTAGTAGCATCACTAGATGCTGTAATGACATCAATCACACAATCTATTATCTGAGAGTTTGCAGGAATAACAACGTCTGTAACAGACGCGGCTAATGCACCGCCAGATAGATCGGCTGCAAATGTCTGAGACATTACTACTTGACCTGTATTTTTGATATTTGAACCAAGGGTTGTGCCCGTAGTTTCTTTAATGGTTCCTGCTTTAATAGGACCAGAGAAAGTTGTTGTACCCATTTAGATCTCCTGTCTTGGGTTAAGTCAGCCGCCCTATGCCGCTGTCAGGGATGTCTTATTATAACACATAAATTTTAAAAAGAAAGAGCCGCAAAAGCGGCTCTCTCCGTAGACATGTGATTTGAATTAAGCGCCGGGTGTACCGAACACTGAGCGCCAATCTGATACGCCGAAGCTGTAACGCTCACGAGCTTTAAAGCGCATGTTTCCTGTATCAAAATCGCCTTCCATAGCTGTTTTGATCGGAGCACGGTTGAAGTACTTGAAACCGTTAGGTGCGTCAGTTTTGATGAAAAACGCATCTGTGTCCGTTAGGAAATGGTTTACAACCGCACCTTCTGGCAACATGCCCATGTTTTTCATGGCATTTGCGTCGTTGTCGGCTGTTCCCGGACGTAGGTTTGAGTTAAGCACTCTTTCAGCAATAAATTGAAGTTCTTTTGGAATAATTAATTTCATTCCCCGAACTGCAATTTTCAAGCCACGCTCATCTGTAAAACCTGCAATATCGATGAGCATTTGCTCAAGAGAGGTTTCATTCAAATCAGCCGCAGTAGACAAGAGGTTTCTCTGGTTACCTGACAAGCTTGGATGTGAAGCAGAGCAAAGCGCCGCGCCATCACCAATTGCATTAGCACCCGTGCTGAACGCATTGTTCAAAATAGATGCTGCTTTGATTTGCTTTGTTTGCGCCATAGAACGCGCTAGAGCCTTCGTATAACGAGACGCTAAACGGTCATATAGGTTATCTTCAATCGCTTCCTCAGTAATTGAAAACGCCAAAGCAACAGTTTCGTGAGTGTAACGAGCCGTGTATGTCTCTTGTGCATCGTCAAAACTAATGGCTCCGCCTTCAGATTTAACAGGTGCCGTTGAGAAACCACCGAGCATCACTTCTTCTTCAAAGGCTCTATCAGATGCCTCTTCTTCAAAGATTTCTGAATGCTCGTTTTCGTAACGATCATATTCCAACCCAAACAGAGCGTTTAGACCGGGTTCTAGCTCTTTAGCTAGTTGTGCGCGTGATATAGCCATATTTAACCCTCCTTATACGCCTGTCGAAGTCGCTGTCGTTTGAGAATCAAACCGCGACGTGGTTGCATTGAAATGAGCGTTGATGCGAACAATTAATGGTATACCCGCTGCGGTAAAATCATTGTTTGCTTCATCATCCATGATACCAACAATACGCAACGGTAAAGTCGCTGTTGTATTTATAGATGAAACGCTCAATGCTGAGTTTGAATTGCCCGTATTGGTTGAACCAGTACGCGCAGATGTACCCAAAGATGCGTTTGCAAAAACGCCTGTCAAAGCAGTGGCACGATCTGTAAGAGTCGCGTCAGAAGCTACTTTAAACAATTGATTTGGGTTATCAGCAACAAAAGCTTTAACAGGGTGGTTAGTATCAACGCTGACATTATTGGAACCAGGCCAGAAATTTTTAAATACTGGTTTTTTAGTCCCTGAATCAACATATTCTACGCCCATCAGAACACCAAGAGCAGGAGTTGAACCCCCACTTGTCGCTCCCGCATGATCTATTACGCCTGCCGCAGTTGGCACACATAAAGAGTATTGGAAGATCGGATTGGTGTTGTTAGAAGCGATTTCATACTGAGTTACCCCAGTAGAATTTACACCGTTTCCAACAAGCCCGATAGGACGTAAACCGAAGGCAGTTTCTTGATTTGCCATTTTAGTTTTCTCCTAATTGGGCGACCCTAATTTTTACGAGGGCCACCGAAGGTTACACGAGATTGACGATCAGCTTTACTAATCGTCATGGTTGAGTGAGCATTCTCGCGCATCATGTCATAATCAACAGCTTCCATCTGATCCTGCGACTTTCCATCAAAATACGCAGTTCTTTCGGCAACCGTCTCTTCTGGTATCCGTGCGAGAATTAAGCCGCCTATTCCAAATACACCTTCATATTTTCCTGATTCTACAACGGGAGCTTCAAAGTCAGGATATTCGTCCTTACGAACGAGTTCCCAACCCTCCCGCATTTTAGCACTGATGTTTTTCGTATCATCAAATCCTCGCGTTTCGGCTCGAATCCAACGATGTTTAAAGCCATCAGGGGCAGGCGGTGCATCTAACATCGACGGGGGCGACCACGGCTTACGTTGTGCCGTTTTTTCCCTAGTTTGGTTTGCGCGAGAAGTTCGCTTGATTGGTCCTGTGTTTTCTTCGGTCATCTTACTTACTCCTTCACGTATTTCGCATATTCTTCTAGCGGCACACCCAATTTCTTCGCAATTGCGACTTGGCTAGGGGTGAGTCTAACCTTTTTCCCACTGCTGCGCCCAGAATTTGATCTTGATACGCCTGCAACCGTCTGAGCGGGCCGTTTGCTTGCGCTTTTCGCGTTACCTCCGAAAGTATCGGAAATGCGGCGATCAAGTTCAGTATAGTACTCATCGCTCGTCGGGTCAAACCCTTCGTCTTCAACGAGCTTTTTATGTATTCCAAATGCAGCAAAAGTTTTGGCTTCGTCTTGACCAAACCAATCGTTTCGCTGCGCCCATTCCTCTGCTTTTTTATCAGGTCTACGGACAGGCGGAGCTTGCTGCGCTTGCTGTGCAGGCTGTTGAACCTGTTGCTGCGCCTGCTTTCTCTGCCTTTCTTGGGCAACTTTAGCTTGGTTTGCACGTTCGCCCTCTTGCGCAAGAGTGATCATGCGTTTATTTGCCTCAACCGCAGCCGAGGTGTCTCCAATTTCCATAGCACGAGCTAATTCTTTTTCAACTTGCTCCATCTGTGTTTGAACACGAGTTGAATACTCATTCACATAATTAGTATCTAAATTTGAAAAACGTTGTTTTAATTGTTGAGCTTCTTCTTGAACCTGTTTTGCGTAATTTAAGGCTTCTTCCTCGCGTCTTTGAGCCTCTCGCATCTTTTTTGTTAAACGATCTATACGTTTTTGTGTAGCACTTTCTGCTTTTTCGAACTGATCATCGTTTTGTTCAACAATTTCTACAGTATCTTCCTGTTTCTGTTCTTTTTCGGAAGTTTCAACTTCTACTTCAGTATCCATTTCCATTTCTAATTGTTCTTGCTCTGCCATAAATATCTCCTAGTAATGCAAAACGTCTTCTGGGTCACTAATTTTTGCCAAAATTTCATCGTCATTCAAAATTCTCACTTCTCCACCGTCAATGTTGAAACGAGAGCCAGAATATCTAGCAAACATCACCCAATCTTTTTCTTGACACCACGGTCCTGTTGGGAATTTTTCGCTATCTTTGTATGCTAAAGAGCCAACTTTTAAGACGTAGCCAACCTGAGTAGACACTTGTTGTTGATCTACGGCTGATTCAGGCATGTAAACACCGCCCTCAGTCTTACCTTTGCCCCGGTACGGAAGTACAAGTATTCTCCAACCTGTTGGATTTGGCATTCTATCTAGGAGGGAACCACCAATGTTCTCTGGATTGAGAACTTTTGGAGCTTCGTAAGCCTCTGAAAGATTAGCTACCGCCGCTTTCACAGAGGATAAATTAAATTTTTTGTCAGTCATCGCTGCGCTCCTGTTTATCTAGCAGGCCCTTGAGTTCCTGTTCCACGTGATTTAGGGCTTCAAGATTTCCCATAAGCTCACGATATTGCTCCATCGACGAGACATTGCCAAACTGCATCAAGTCAACAACACCTTGTCTTCTGTCCTTTATAATGCGAAAAACTGCCTCCGCAACATATATCTCATCCATTCTTAGATATTCCCACCTTTTCTTATATGAGAGATGCTAAGATATTTTGAGACAATATGCAATTATATATTAAACCACCTATATATTTTTTGGGTTTCCTCTTTTCGGTGCTTTAAACCATTGTATCCGCCGTTCACCCTTTTGGTGATCGTCTTGATCGTTTCGTCATTCACACCTTCGTCACAAATTTCCCACAATTTATTTCTATGAAAGAACCAAATTGCGCTTTCCATCGGGTATTTTGAAGCCACAAGGTCAGGATCCTTCATTATTTCAGGTAAATCCATGTCCGATGCAAACTGAGAGTAATTATTTTTGCCCGTGCATTGCAGAAATCCGCGGCCTCGCCACAAATATCCTTGTCCGTCATTACCCATTCTGCCTCCGTAGACTTTATCTGCCAAGGCTTGAGGGTTTCTAGCGCATTTTTCCGCCTCACCCTCGGTTGGAAAGTATTTTCCAAACACTTTAAGAATGGATTCTTTAGAATAATTTAAGTTTTCCTCTACATAACGAAAAGTTCCGCTCTCATGCACTAATTGACCCAAAAAATGAGCACCGCGCTCTGGATTTAACGCATAGTGGTTACAAATAGCTTTCGCTGTGTTGGGTCCAAACGCACCATCCGGGTTTGAACCTATCTTTTCTTGTAATGTTTTAAGTGCTTCACTCATTAACAAACTCCTTCGATCCGCAGACACGCTCATATACCATGTCTGACGTGTAACTTTCAGCCCATTTATTTTCCGTGAAAGTACAAAAGGCCCACAAATCATTCACATCTGCATTCAAAAGATCAATAATGTCCTGTTGCGCAGAAACTTGACCCTGTAAATGCTCAATGTCATGTACAATGTTGCTGATATACCACACTAAACCAACTAATTGCACCGCCATAGCAAAAACTAAGGCTACTGGTATCTTTAAATCACTCATTTTTTACTGTCCGTTTTCTTCAACTTATCAAATGACCTCATTCCTCCGATCCCAAGCATACCAAGCAATAAAGGCATCATCACTGACATATCGGCTTGTG